AACAGTTAGTGGGTATCTGGAATAACCTTGCGATGTGGGCAGGGGTTGCTGATAGTGCTGAGATAAGACAGAAGATTTTGTTTTATTACGCTAGGGCAATGGAAAGGGAAAAAAAGTGATTACCTTCAACAAATGGTATTGCTTAGTACAACCTACACACACGGCAACACAATTGGCTTTTGATAAAGCCGTTGAAAAGGTGCAAGAAGATTATCGGTATGCGTATAAGTGTTTGCAACAAGTAGAAAAAACTCGCGACATGGAAATTGAGTTGTACAACAAGCGCGGGTTACAAAACACAATCGAACTTGGTTCTTTTGAGAATCGTAGGCGCTTTCAAATCTTTGTTTAAGGTCTAACATGGAACAGACAACAAGCACAAAAGAAAAATTGACGCTTTACGTGACGCTCATGGTAAGCACCACGCTTTGTATTTCTGTGCTGTCTATGGTGTTTGCGTTCATGCTTGGCCTGTGGGCTAAAGAAGTGGACAATGCTGAAATTTTCAAGATGATTAGCCCTGCCTTCAGTACATTGATTGGCGGCATGATTGGGTTTCTGTCAGGCATCAAGCTGATGCAAAACGATGAGGAGAAAAAATGATTGGACTAGACGCAATTTTAAGCGTGGGTGGCAAACTTATTGACAAGCTTATCCCTGACCCTGAAGCCAAGGCCAAAGCGCAGTTAGAACTGCAAAAAATGGCTCAAGATGGCGAACTGGCAAAGATGGCTAATGAAACAAAGCTGTATGAGGTTGAACAAAACAACCTTACACAGCGTGTTCAGGCTGATATGTCTAGTGACTCTTGGATGAGTAAAAACATACGCCCAATGACGCTCATATTCCTTTTGGTGGCTTACTCAGGCTTTGCTATTGCCTCAATCTTTGAATATGAAACCCGTGGGGCTTATGTTGAGTTGTTAGGCCAATGGGGTATGTTGGTCATGTCGTTTTATTTTGGCGGCAGAACAATGGAAAAAATTGCAGACAAGGTGAAAAAATGACAGAACACTTTACGCTTGAAGAACTCACACATACAGATCACAGAGAATTGGAGAACATCCCAAATGAAACTGAACTTGCCAACATTCAAAGACTTGCTGAATTCCTTGAGGAACTCAAAACCCTTCTTGGCGGTAAGCCGATTATGGTCAACAGTGCGTTCCGGTCAAAAGCCGTAAACGATGCCGTAGGAAGCAAAGACACATCGCAACACAGGGTTGGTTGCGCCGCCGACATTCGAGTGCCTAGCATGACGCCTGATGAGGTAGTGAGGGCAATTATTGGGTCAGGGTTGGGCTATGACCAAGTCATTCGTGAATTTGACCGGTGGACTCATGTGAGCATTCCAAATCAAGCCGGTGGTACGCCGCGAAAACAGGCTTTGATAATCGACAAAAAAGGGACAAGGCCATTCGCATAGCCTGTCCCCGTCTGCGCACTTAAAACGTGCGAGGTGCAACGATTGCGATTAGGGTTGCACCAACCCCCAACCGAACGCAAAAAGCTCAAAATTGATGCGGAAAATGATTCCCAACAAAATTATGCCAATGCACCAAATAAACATTGCGTAAATGTATTTCATTCGCAAGCCTCCAAGTCTTTGTGTTTTCTGACTTTAGGTGTGCTTCTATATTCAAAAATGTAAGCCCTGTCAGGAAACCGCAAGGCAAACAGCCGCGCAAGGTATGGCGAATAATTGTTGTTCAATTTAAATCCGTCTGTAGACCTTTGCTCAACAGCGGTGTGGTGACGCAAGAAGTGAAGAATTGTTCTTGCTGAGTAGTGTTTAAAACCAATGTCAATAATCTTAAAACTTTCACGGGCGAAATAATACCAAATGTGAGGGTTTTGCGGCAACCAAGTAACAAATTCATCAGAAAACTTTTCGCGGTTTTCATTGATAAGGTCTATGTAGATTTGTTCCAATTGTTTCATGTCTTGTCCTTTATGGCTTTTAGCCGATATGAAGCGTTGTGTATGGTTCAGAACAATGACCAGTTCGTGCCAAAACTGGTAATGCCGGTGCGGGGTGGGGCTACAAACCCCACCACCTCATCAGAACTGTGGTTCTTGTTCCTGTTCAGCTTCTGGTTCAGGGTCATTGAGGAATGCTCTGCCATCCCAGTTTTTGAATGGCATTAGGTCTAACACCAACATCTGCCCTGCGCGGGTTTCAATGACGCTACCAATGGTGCGGTAGCGGTTTTTTTCTTTGCCATCTTTGTCGGTGTATGTACCGATTGAAGCTTTTACGATTTTGAGGGTTTTAGCCATTGTTTACCTTTAGGTTGTTGAGAAAGTCTACTTTTTCTTGGGTTTCATTCAAGAACTGTTCCACCTGAGATTCCAAATCAGCCACAAGCGTTTCATGGAAAGAAACACAGATGATTTTGATTTGGAGGGCTTCAGGCATTCGCGGGTCAAAGGACACAAAGTCACACCATTTGCGACCTGTGCAAGCCATCTGCCACTGCATTTGTAAAAGATATTTGTTGTCAATATTGTCACTAATCAGTGTCTCAATATGTGTAGCCGTGTTGGGACATTTGATCTCAATCAACCCTTCATCTCCCACTAGGCCATCCGGAGATGCTCCGGACATTGCTAGGCGAGGGTGTACAACAAACCCTATTTCATCCACCATAGTGCCGGTCGCCATTTCGTAAGCGGCACGGGCAAGCGGCTCTGTGTCCGTACCCCACTGCATAGCACTGTTGCTGTAAGACTCAGTAGGCTTGTTGGTCATGCGCTCAACAATCAACTGAGCCATGTAATTGCCCCTGCTTGCAGATACCCCTGACTTGGTCTTGGCGACAACGTCTGAGATGCGGGAAGCTGTCACCTTGCCCAATCTTGCGCTGAACCAATCATCTGATCTTTGCTCCATCATTTGCCTCCTAATGATTTTTTCTGTTTGTCTTTGGCGGCGATGATTTTCTTTTGAGCAATCAAATCAGTCTGGGCGGCTTCATAGGCGGCGAAATAAGCTGTCTTGAGGCTTGCACCGTCTGTTGAGGCTTCAATGTTGGCTAAATGGTCTGCCAATTCTTTTTCGGGCATCAAAAATTGTTGATTGGTTGAAGCCGCCATTCCGTCATCGTCTACTGGGGCAAGCCCAAATGCTGACATAAGGCTGTAGCGGCGGGCATAAGTCAAGGCGCTACCAAACGCTGTTGGACGGGAATCAGCAACAGGCAGATGCAACTCACCAAGGGTCAACAGACCGCCTGATTCGTGGAATATAACCGTTCTGACTAACACGCCGTTGTCCTTGGTCTCAGCCCACTGTGACAGGCCAAAGCCCTCATCGTGTAGGCCATCAATCACGGCATCAATGCACTCTGACAAATCAGCATAGCGGCTCTTGAGGTGACTGTTCTCAACCTTTTTGAGTGCCTTTTTGAACTTGCGTTGTGCGCGAACAAAGGCGCTAAACAACAGCGCATCATCGTTCATGTCTTGTGTAGCTACTTCAATCATTTACTATCCTTTTGTATGTTTCGATTGTTGTTGTTTGAGCATCAATAGTTTGCTCTTGCACGTTAAGAAGTTTGCACAGTGTTTGAACAACTGCACGTAACAGGCCGCATTCATAGGCCAAAATATCTTCACGGGGCATCCCTTGTAGTTTTGTCCTTGCAATGCTTTCTGCGTCATCGACAATAGTTCTGTAATCGTAGGTCATACAACCCCCAACAGAATAGCTTGCCAAAACAAATCTTCATCAGACATTGTTATGGGCGTTGTGTATCGTGAGCCAATCACAATACCGGTTTTTGTTGTCACAAAATTATTCATTGTCAGCCTCCCAACGGGCAATGGCGGCTTCATCAGCGTCTGTTTGACGTTGTAAATCGAAGTGTGCTTGGATTGTGTCGGTGATTTTTTCATAGTCTTCATCAGTGAGGGCATACGTAATTTCACCTTCATCAGTACTCAGCGAATAATCAAACCCTTCAGTTTGACCCACAGATGGGTCGGCTTCAAGGTATTCATACTCAACAAGCACCTCATCACCCGTGGAGGGAAGTGTCATCTCAAAAGACCAATCCATCATGGCCTCCACACAAACAAGTCAAGGACAACTACTGCGATGCCAACGGCGTACACAGCAAACCAAATCACGTTCCAACGAACGCTCTCAAACTCTTTTTCTGTCATGTGTTTCATCTTGTTTCCTTTGTTGGGGGACTAGCCCCCATTGAGTTAAACTAACAACAATGCCTCTGCCTTGGATTTGAGGCGGTTGCCATCACCAAACCATGCGTTAGTCATGCGAGTGTCGGCGTTGTGGCCTTTGTCATGGTCTACATACTGCGTGACAGCGTTCAGCAAACCCCAACGTGTGCCACTAGCACCTTGCATATCTGCACCCATACCCTTGCCATCGAACAACTCCAAAACCTTCTTGTATGAACGGCTGTCAGCCATAACGATTTGCTTCTGCTTCACGCCTTCAATTTTGACTTGCTGTTGTGTTGGAGGGAACAACTCTGACAAAAAGTCTTTCACATAATTTTGGCTCACGCCAGTACGTGCCAACTTGCGGTAGTTGTCCATCATCCCCTCAAAGCCGCCAACAACCAAACCAAGACGGTCACGCATCAAGCTTGCGTCAAAACGCGCACCGTGTGTAATTGATACACGACTTGGGGCGGCTTCCCTGTCAGCCATAGACAAAGTGTTGTTACAAACCACACGAACGCTTGTGAACTGGCCTACAGTAGCTGTTGAGCCATCAAAGCTTGTAGACAACAGCAGATAGCCTCGCACAGCATCGTCAGCCAACACACAAGCTTCTTTGTTGACGTTAGCCAAAGCCCAAATACGCTTGCCGCCACTGATACAACCGGCTGTCTCAAGGGTAAAACCGGCTGAAGAAACAAGCGTGTTGAAGAAGTCAAGGATTTGGTCAGGCTGATGAATGCGATAGCGGTCAGTCACGACACCCAAAGGTTGGTTTGTGTCGTTGCGGTAGATGACCTTGCGGCCTGTGATAGCTACCATTGAGGACAATGAGTCATTGGGCTTGAACAACACGGGAGTGACTTCAGCATCCCAATCAAGACCGGCCTCTTTGCGCCAAACTTCCATTGGGGCGTTGGGAGACAAGTCTTGACCAAGGCCATGCCAAGGTTTCGCGCCTACATAAGCAATTTCAGCCTTACCGGTGATTGCGTTTGTTTCGATTAAGTGAGCCATTTTGTATTTTCCTGTAAAAGACCCCAGTGGGGCAAAGTTGTGATGAACCGGATGGCACATCCCAAGGCTCACATAATGAGCCTCAGGATAGGTCATCAAATATCTTTGGTAGACACTAGGCGACCATTGATTGCGATGCTTGTTTCAATCTGCTCCAATGTAGGCTTGAACAGACAGAAATAATCGTGTGAGGAAACACATTTTTGATTGCCTTCAATCCAAACAAGGCTGACATGGCGGTAATCGTGATGAATTGATGCAATCGTGTACACCTGTGCGTTTTTAGCGGCTGTCACAACAACAAGTTGACCAATGTACAGTTTTTTGTGAGCAATGTAGCGTTGCATTATTTTGCTCCCATCAAAGTTTCAAGGCGGTGGTCTGTCAAGAACTGTTCCATAACAGCGTCTGTAATGATTTGGTCCATACGGGCTTCAATAGCCATCATTGTTTCGGCAGACAACATATCTGACAGGCCACGGCGTGAGCGAATTTCTGAGGGTACACCAGCGATGCGGAAAATAGCCGCAAACTGTTGAGCCTTGTTAATCAGGCCGTTGTTGTACAAATCGTAGTAGCAGTTGCAAGCACGGCGAAACAAGTCCAGTGCTTCGTTCTGAGTGACGTTGGGGCATTGGCCTGAGTCAGGCAACAATGTTTGAAGAATGTTGGCTTGTTTCTGAAACTTGCCTGTGCTGTCCCAATATGATTTCATGATGTTTCCTTTGTAAAGACCCTCAAGGGGCATATCAGATGTACCGGTTGGCACATCTCAAAGCCCACTGTATGGGCTTCAAGATGGGTCATCAGGCGATGATGTTGAAGTGGAAGTGAACGCCGTGGTGAACAGCATTCATACCGATGAACACAGGGAAAAAACGACCGTCTGTGTGGGTCATAATCATGTAGCGCAATTCGTTGTGAAAAGCGTTAGGGTCAAAAGGGAATTTTTTTGCTACAGCTTTGTGAGCATTCTCAACAGTAGCGTATGTTTTTGTAGGTGTGATTTCAACTGAGTAAGCCATTTTGGTTTCCTTTTAAAGACCTCAAGAAATTCGAGGCATGAAAGGAATTCTGATGCTAAAAAAAAATTCGGCAAGGACTTTTTTTATACTTAACTAAAAAGTAGGGGAATGTGCAAAACTCCAAATTCAGGGATTTCCTTGGTCTTGCGCAAGAACAGCAAAAATCGCACGTTTAAGCAATTTTATGGTTCACTTGCATATTCGTTTCGGGGTCATCGCAATCGTTGCACCTCGCAATTCCGTGTTAGAAAAAAATATCATTTTGAAGTGTCAGGGTTGCGCGGCATAATGAAATGGAAACACGGCTAGGAATGGATTGATCCCCGTTCCGAAAAGAGAAGTCTCCCCTCCTGCCGCAGTTTCTTTTTGGGAGAATTGGAACTTGAGACAAAAATGCACTACTACCAACATCACATTGGGGACTTCATAAAAGACACTTCATTTTTGACGAATGAAGAAATTGGAATTTATTTGAAGTTGATTTGGCTTTATTACGACACCGAAAAACCGTTGCCAAACAATATGTTTGAGTTGTCAATGAAAACGGGTACACGTGACAACACAGATATGTTGACAGGT